GCGTACCGCCGCCGAGGACGAGTCCGACCTCAAGACCGACAACAAGTTCACCGTCAAGGAATACTGGCGTCCGAAGATGATCGAGAAGTTCTTCGTCATCGACGTGGAGACCGGAGAGCCCAAGCGCTTCGACGAGAGAGTCCCGGCCGATACGTTCGCGGCCAGGCAGAACCGCGCGGCGCTCGCCACTGCGGCCGTGCCTGCCACGCCTCCGGCCCCCGTGGCTCCTCCCGTCGACGGACAGCCTCCGGTGGCCGTGCCGCCTGCCCCCGAGATCCCAGCCACGCCCGAGGTCTTCAAGGTCATCGCGCGCAAGGTCCCCGAAATGTGGGTCGCGGCCATGGTCGGCGGCTTCATCCTCCAGGACGAGAAGAGCCCGTTCGAGCCCTACTATTCCGGCTTTCCGTTTTTCCGTTTCCTCGCCGACTGGACACCATCCGCTGAGTCCGAGACGCTCAAGGTCCAGGGCATGGTCCGCCAGCTCAAGGATCCGCAGCGCGAGAAGAACAAGTCCAAGTCCCAGAACCTCCACATCCTGAACACGCAGGCCAACTCCGGCTGGATCGGTGACACCGACGCGCTCACCGACGAAGGCTGGAAGAAGCTCGAGACGATGGGCTCGAAGGCTGGCGTCACGATCCGCAAGGCCAAGGGCCGCGAGCTCCGCGAGATCCTGCCCAAGGGTCCGAACGCCGGGCACATCCAGCGCGAGCAGGCCGCCGACGAGGAGTTCAAGCAGATCTCGAACGTGAACCCCGACCTCCTCGGCATGCAGTCGAACGCCGAGTCCGGCCGCGCGATGTCGATGAGGATCCGCCAGGCGGTCCTCTCGCTCGTGCGCATCTTCCACAACTACCGCTACTCGAAGGAGATCATCGGCACGTTCATGCTGCAGATGGTCCCCGCGCTCTTCGACGAGAAGAAGCTCGAGAAGGTCGTCGGCACCCAGTACATGAAGAACGCGACGGACCCGCAGAAATACCCCGAGGGCCTGACCGTCGGGCACCTTCGCGCGTTCCTCACCATGATCGGCGACAACAAGTACGACGTCATGGTCTCCGAAGCCGACCAGAACAAGACGATCCGCTACGAGATTTTCCAGGACCTCCTCGAGCTCGCGAAGATCCGGCCGGAGATCCCGGTCGAGCTGCTCATCGACTACATGGACATCTCGAACTCGGAAGAGGTGAAGAAGAAGATCAACGAGGCCAGAGCGATGGCGCTGCAGGCCGCACAACAGACCCAGGGTAAGCCCTGAAAAAGGAGACGACATGACCAAGAAAGCAGATACGCCGCTGGCTGAAGGCCTGCGCGACATGAGCCCCGCGGAAGTCGAAGAGATGCACCAGGGCGGACCGCCCGAGGGTTACGCCAACGGCCCCGCCTCGAGCGACGCGGCCCCGGCCGACGATGCCACGCCTCCCGCGACTCCGCCCGCCGAAGGACAGCCCGCGGCCGTTCCTCCCGTGCCGCCCCCGGCGACTCCTCCGGCCACGCCTCCCGCAACGCCTCCTCCGGCCCCCGACACGCTCGAGAAGATCGAGACCGAGCTCGCAAAGGGCGAGGGCAAAGAGGACCTGACCGCGTTCTCTGCGCGTGAAAAAGCTTATTTCCACCAGATGCGCCGCGACCGCAAGGCCAGACAGAAGGCCGAAGAGGAACGCGATGTCGCGATGCGCAAGCTCCACCAGGCGCAGAACCCGCCGCCCCCTCCTCCGGATCCGCTGGCCGGCAAGGCCGAGGACGACGTGCTCTCCGTGAAGGAAGTGCGCGAGCTCATGGCGAAAACGCCTCCGCCCGCCGCACCTCCCGCGGCTGAAGCGCCCAGGGTTTCACCGCAGCACGTGCGCTACCTCACGCTTTGCGAGAACGAGTCGCGCGCTGCGCACCCCGACGACTTCGACGCCGTGATGGAACTCTCCGAAGAGCTTATTTCCGGAGACGCCACGGCCCTGAAAGAGATCAGCGACAAGACGGCAGCCGGCGAGAACCCCGCCGAACTCATGTACCACGCCATCAAAAAGCACAAAGATTTCAACGATTTACTCCCGGCTGCCCAGGTGCGCGCGAAAGCCCGCATTTCTGCGAAAGCCGTACCCGCCGCACCCGCGGCTCCTCAACCGGCAAGCCCCAGCGCTCCCGCCGCACCCGTCACGCCTCCGGATCAGGCGAAGCTCGACAAGGCAAAGGAAGCGCAGGACGCGCTTCAGCTGAACGGCACCCGGTCTAAAACAACGGCCCACGTCTCGAGCCAGGCGGACGACAAGCGGATCGGCGAATACACCATCGAGGAGCTCACAAAAATGAGCGACTTGAAATTCGCCAAACTCCCGCGGAACGTACGCGCTCAGTACCTCGAGAAGTACGGCTAAATTCAACGAGGAAAAAATAAATGTCACTGACGGCCAGTAACGCAGCGCTCCGCCCCGAATTGTGGCGTAAGGCGCTTTTTGCCGATGTCCGCGACAATTTGTACATGACGCGGTTTATCGGGAACAACGAACAAGCGATGATCCAGGAGCTCGAGGATCTGAGCAAGGAGGCGGGCTCAAACCTCTCCTTCGGTCTCGGAATGAAGCTCTCGGGCACCGGCATCACCGGGGATAACACCCTGGAAGGCCAGGAAGAGTCCATGACGGACTACGACGAAGACGTGGCGATCGATCAGCTGCGTCACGCCGTGCGCCTCACGGGCCGGATGGACGAGAAGAAGAACGCGTACAACATGCGCATGAGCGCCAAGGCACGCCTGACGGACTGGTGGGCGGAGAGGATCGACCAAGAGCAGCTCGACAAGCTCTGCGGTAAGACGACCTCGACGTTCGCCAACACCCCGACGGCCGCCGCGGCTTCGCGCTCGGTGTTCGCGGGAGGCGCGGCCAACGTCGGCGCGATCACGACGGCGTTCAAGATGGACACGAAGGTGCTGGACGCTGCCAAGCAGGCCGCGCAGCTGGCCTCTCCGCGCATCCGTCCTCTCCGCGTGGACGGCAAGACGTACTACGTCGCCATCCTTCACCCGTACGACGCGACCAACCTCCGCCAGGACCCCGTCTGGGCCCAGGCGCAGCGCGACGCGGGCGTTCGCGGTGACGAGAACCCCATCTTCACGGGCGCTCTCGGCGTGTGGAACGGCATCGTCGTGCACGAGCACGAATATGTCTTCCGCACCAACGACGGATCCGGTAACGCGCAGGTCGCGCGCAACGTCCTCTGCGGTCAGCAGGCGGGCGTGATCGCGTGGGGCGCTCCGGTGCAGTGGGTCGAGAAGTCCTTCGACTACGGCAACTCGTGGGGCATTTCCGTCGGCGCGATCTTCGGCTGCATCAAGCCGATCTTCAACGCCGTCGACTACGGCGTCATCACGATGTTCTCGGCTTCCGCCGCGGCGTCGACGTCCTAAGCCACACCTAAAAAAAGCGGACTGCAGGGAGGCCTTCGGGCTTCTCTGCAGTCCAAATTAGGGAGAAAAGGAACCTATGGGTTACGACAACATCAAGAAGCACGGCGCCTGGGACGGCGCGATCTTCAAGACGCTCAAGGATTGCATCGACAGCTGGAACGCTTTCCTTGTAAAGCTCGACATCGACGTCCCCGGCACCTACCACAACGACTTCTCCGTGGCCTCGCCCACGATAGGCAACGAATCGCGCCGCGCTCTCTCCGGCCGCGCGCTCCCGCTCGGGGATCTTGTCACGATCTGCAAGACCCTCCGGACGAATTTTAACGCGGCGATCGACCTGATCGCTCTTGACGGCGGCATCGCCGGCACGACGATCTTCACGAGCTGCAAGTTCGGAACGACCACGAACCTCATCGACGTACCGAGCGCCCGCATGAAGAAGCACGGCGCCTACAAAGACGAGGTCGTGGACTTCCTGGACAAGTTCGTGAACCAGTTCAACGATCTGCTCGATGCATGCGATGTGGACGCCACGCTCACGGACACGAATTACTTCTCGCTCTTCGGAGTCTCCGACTTCGTCGAAGCGTCGAGCAGCTCGTCCTCGAGCCGGTCCTCGTCCTCATCGTCCAGCTCTTCGAGCTCGTCCAGCTCCAAGTCCTCGAGCTCCAGCTCGAGCTCTTCGAGCCGGTCGTCCTCGTCCAGCAGCTCATCGTCCTCGTGCCGGTCGTCTTCGAGCTCGTCCTCGTCCAGCTCTTC